GAACAGTATGCAAAGCTTAATATGACTGGATGGTCTTACGGTATTGTCGAATTGGCTATCTGGGATAACCATATCCAAGAAAAAAATTTTATTTCTATGGATAGACTGGAGAGAGATTATGGATAAAGTAAAATACTTTTGGAAAGGCTTAACCAAAAGAGGAAAAATTATTGTAGGTGCATTAGCAATAATTGTTTGTATGATTTTATACGGAATAATATTTTAATGTTACCTCTATTGAACGCTGTTGGGCCAATAGCAAAAATTGTCGGTGGTATAGTTGATAAGGCTGTACCTGATAAAGATTTAAAAGAGAAGCTCAAGCATGAACTTAACACTCAATTATTAAATGGCGATCATGAGGAGCTTATAGCTAAATCAAATATTATTAAAGCCGAAGCAGAATCTAAGCATTGGCTCACAGCTACTTGGCGTCCAGCTTTGATGTGGATTTGTATAATTGTAATTGCAAACAATTATATCATAGCACCTTTTACAAATTTCTTTTTTGGAACAGTAATTGAACTATCAATTCCTGATCAAATGTGGAATTTGCTTACAATAGGTGTCGGAGGCTATATTGCTGGAAGAAGTGCTGAAAAGGTGGCAACTAACTGGAAAAAGTAGCTCATATTTAGCTCTCAGAGGCTTTGTAGCACCCTCGCTGTGTGATTGTACCTAAAAGAATCATTAGATTTTAGGCGTATTAAAAATCTATGTTTCTATGGATTTCATCAAATCTGATAATTTTTTAGCTCTATTGGGTGTCTGCCTAGCCCAAAGGCTATCCAACATTTCAGAACTCGCTAAAGAATAGTTATGTCCACGTAAAGCTTTCATCATATTGCGAAATTTTGATACGCCATTCTTCCCCATTTGGAATATCATTTCAATTAAAATATTTTGAGCTTCAGATTTAATGTCTAAATCTTCTTGAGCTAACAATTCTTTCATTTGAGATTTCGCTTTAGCAAAATCAATATCAAATACTTCTCGTAAATATCCTTCAGGATATGCAGTATTATCTCTCCAATGATCTTCTACGCATTTATGCCCCCATCCAATCGTTTTATGATTTTCGGTACACATGTATATAGTATCTCGGAAGCCTTCGGCTTCCATGATAGATTCTTTAATGTAATTTTCGTCCAGCATTTAAATATCCTTGTAGTTCTAGTTCAACAATAGCTTCTTGAAGAAGTTTCCAATTAATATTTTCTCTTTTTACTTTCCCTACGTCTATTAGGTAATCTATCCATTCCTGAAAGATTTGCTCTAGAGAAATTGTTGGTTCTTCTAAATGAATCATAATCTTGATAATCCATATAATTTATAATTATGCTACGCACTAAAACGATAGTTTAGGTTTATGTACTTTAACATTATTTGACAGTTTACTTTGCTTTTTATAGACACGTTTAATCTGCTTTTTAGTTATTTCCTTAACTGCTTCTTCTTTGCAAGAATCCTCATAATCAGGAAAACACATATTATTTTCTTCACAAATTTTAATATATTTCTTAGCTAATATTTCCATGATGATTTTTTCTATTTTCATTTTAGCCGTGGACAATAGCTGATAGGGAAAACATTTACTTCACTATATAGGAGTTTATATAATACGAATGTGAAATAAGAAAACCTATCACCCAAATTTGCAAGGAGGGTACTGGTATAGCTATTGCCCACTAAACTTTTAATTAAAATGGTATATCAACTGCTGGTTCTGTACTAGGTGCAGAAGTTTTAGCTGGTTGACCACCACCTTTGTTCATTGGAATTAATTGAACCTTACCTGAAAAGCGTGGAACAACTACCTCAGTTACATATTTTGTAACTCCGTCAGATTCATATGAACGATACTCTACTTGTCCTTGAACAATAATCGTATCACCTTTCTTCATATATTTCTGTAAGCTAGAAGCAACTTGTGGATTGAACACCATGACTTTATGCCATTGTGTTTTCTCTTTATACTCTCCGTCTTTACCTTTGTAGCGTTCATTAGTAGCTACGGATAAAGACGCATAGTTATCGCCTTTTGTCGTTTCTTTAACGTCTGGGTCTGCCCCTAAACGTCCAATTATTGTTAAATTATTATACATAATATTCCTCTCTATTTTGTTAATTTAATTTTAGAAGCGTCAGCCACTTGAGGTTTGAACTTCTCCGTCATTTGTTGAATGTATTTATTATTGTCAAACAATCCTAAGAATACATCTGCACTTAATCCTAAATGACTAAATGCTTTTGTTAAAGCGTCAGTCATAGCTTTCTTTGGTGCTTCATCATCTAATCCACCTTTTGAATTATATAATGGTTCTACTGAACTAACTGGCCCATAATGATTCCAAAACCCATCTTTGTTTTTATCTGTTGCTACTGCAACTTCTGCAAATACAAGTTTATCAGTATAAGTATAATTAACTGTGTAAGTCCAGCCTCTACCTACTGGCCCAAACATTTCAGTCATACGCATGATCTGATACATTGGGTCTACTGTTGTAAGCTCACGACCAAACTTTGATCTAAACCTTTTAGTAAACTTAGGGTCTGTGTGTTTGAAATTATCCCAAACAATTTTATTATCTGTCATATTATCTCCTTTATGTTTTCATTAGATTATTAATTTTTTCTCTAGCTTTTTCTGAGTTTCTTTTATTATAAAATGTATTATCAATATATTTACAATTTGGTTCATCTGTAAATTGCATATGAAATTTTACCCAATCTATTTTTTTTGGTTTTTTATAAAAAGTTATAAAGTTAATAAATGATTGTATCATTCTTCCTCCTTTATATATTTCCATACAATAGCTTGTTTACCACTTTTGTTTTTTCTTGTTTTGTTTGTATCTTTTATACAACCTTTCAAAACTAATTCACTAAATCTTGGTCTTACACTTAGTATAGATATATTTAATAAATCAGCTACTTCATCTGGTGTTGCTCCATATGAATTTTTATTTTTTACAACCGATAAACATTTTTGACGTATTGTCGGTGCTTTAATTTCTAAACTAGCTTGTTTACTTGTTCTTCTTTTTTTATATCCAGCTTTATTCGGATACTGGTTCATCTGTAATGCCATGAAATTCCCTCCAGTTTGTATCTATTGGTTTTTTATCTTGAACAGCTTTCCAAAATACTTTGTATGCTTTCAATAAAAGTTTTTGAAATTTACTATCTTCGTCAATAGTAAATATTTTATGTGATCTGTTGCCAAAAAATATTGATAAATAAGCTTTTTTTAATTTAGCACACATCATATAATGTTGTAATTGAGGATAATATCTATCAATTAAATTAATATGTTGTTTAGGTGTATCCATAAATTGACCTGAATGTTTTGCTTCAAACACAGCTATTGGAGCTTCTTCTGCTTCCATACTAGCAACAACTAATCCGTCTAAACTTCCGTAAATGTAACAATCTTTTTTATCTTTGAAAGTACCACTATCGTTGTACCATCTTTCTTGTTCTTGAGTTACTTGCAAACCCATTTCTTTAGTAAACCATTCTCGGTTTAAATCTTCGGTAATTGTACCTATACGTACTGGTAATACATCTGATAAATCTTCTGGTTCAGTATTACCAACTTTAAGATCATATAAATCTAACCATGTATCGTCATGTACTAATTTGTTAGCGTCAGTACCACCTATACCATTAGGTCTTTTTTTTATATTGTTTTTGTTTTTCATTTTCTGCTCTCCTCATAGCTGAATTAATTTTAGTAATATATTCTCTTGGTATTTTATTAGCTCTAAAATCTTTTTCAAACTGTATAAATGTTTTTCCCATTAGAAAACCATGTTTTAATACAAATACCAAAATTTTATTCCTCCATATTTCTGTTCTTTCATGTGGAGGTAATGGTTCTTTTTTTCTTTTATCTGGTGTCCTCCCAATTTTATTTATTAGATTTCGTATAACTGTTTTTTGATAATTGCTCATGTTTTGAAATTTCCTTTTGTATATACCATAATGCTTTATTTAAGTCTTGAATTGGGTCTGTTGTTTTTTTACCACAACGTACAATATATTTTATAATATTTCCTTGGCAGTAATTTAGATTCCAAGATTGAATTGCGTCTGTTACTTGAATAGAATAATTTTTATAGTAATCAGGATTAATTGGGTCTGTCATAATTTTCCTCCATATGTTTTCCGCAGTACCAAGTTCTACAACTATCAGGACTGAATATTCCATCTTCTTTACATTCAGTTCCATTACATTTTTGGTGTTGGACACGTTCTTCTCTACTCATTTTGAAGAACCACATATTAGGAATTGTTATTGTGTTTTTTCTTTTAGCCACATTTCACATCCCAAAGCGTCTGCCCATACACAGAATAAAAAGCCACTAGGTTTACGTATTCCAACTTCCCATTTGGATACCAAACCTCTTGCTACTCCAATTTTTTCATCTAAATCCATTTGCGACATTCCAAGTTTGTGACGTTTAGCTACAAACTGTGGAATTAGCTGTTCATGAAAAGATGTACCTAGTGCTTTCTCCATGTGGATAAAAATACAATAATTTCAATTTTTATCAATAAAAAAAGTGCGTAGGAGGACTAAATGATTACCTCCAACCTTTTCACGCCTAATCATTTCTGACTAACTATTACTTCAGTACCACCATTAACTACATCAGGCATTTGCCCATATCTCATTAACAATGTGCCTTACAACTTAGGTATTGTTGTTCAGCCATA